GGCCACCAGCACTCGCCATCGCCATTTGAAAATCGTCAATCGAAAATTTACTATTCACTGTTGCACCTGCAATCAAGTCAGAAACTTCACTCAAATCACTTGCTTTCAAGTTGAATTGTGCCATTGCGTCCGTTGCAACATTTGCCGCATTACTCAAATCTGTGCCCGTTGCCGCTGCTAACATTAGTGAAGCATCAGCAGCACCGCCCAAAATTTGTGCAGCTGTCAATCCGTTTCGACCCAGCATTTCCATTGCACCTGCAGCCTGCGTTGCACTAAATTGAGTAGTCGAGCCAAGTTCTTTCGCCTTTGCTTCGAGCTGGTCAAAAGATTCTACACCGCCCGATGTAACAGCCTTCATGGCGTTCATCGACTTTTCAAAGTCAGCAGCAACACTGATGATACTTGCACCAAATATACCAAGCGGTGCAGTGAGCGACATTGTTAAGCTCGTGCCTATTGCTTGCATTTTCGCACCCGACCTTTTCAGCGACCGTTCAGCTTGTTTCAATTTCTTTTGCAAGTCGGTAATCTGTGCACCTATCTTGATATTAATATCTGCTGCCATAACTTTTCAATTTAAAAAAAGGTCGACTTGCATCGACCTTAAAATTACTCGATAGTAAAACGAAAAAAGCTATTTCATCAACTTGTCAAACAAAAACTGCTCACGTCTTCTTGATTGCTTGATTTTACGTTTCAAATCTTTTATATCTTGTTCAAGTTGCCGCTGCTCCCAGTCGAATTTGATTAGATCTGAAGGCTTCTTGAATTTCTTTTTTGAATCGTGTGGTTTGATAGTCATAAACGCTACAAACCTCGATCGTTCCCACTCTTGCTGCTCTTTGCTATTTTGAAACGCATAAAAACTATCTATAATTGACAGCACAACTTCGATACTTGAACTATAATAGTCAGACAATGACATTCTGCATTGTGCAACTGCAATCGCTCTAATTTCGTCTATTTCTAAGCCTTTGCCTTGCGTTTCTTGTTCGCTTCTGCTTTGAGTTGTGCTTGTTGACCGTTTCCCAACTTCGTCATATTCTCAGTCAATTTCTCAATGAACGGCATAACATATTCTATGTCCATTCCGTCCACATCTTCCCGAGTGAAATTCATTTCTTTTCCTTCGATTCTGTGCCCTTCTTTCAGTGCATAATAAATCAAAGCAGTTGTTTTACTGTTCAGCACGTCACCTGCCGAAACGCTTTCTAAATACTTGAAAAATGGCGTTTCAGTTTCTTCTGCAAACTGATGAAATACTTTCATGTTGAACTTGACAGGTATTTTCTGACTGTCGATTTCAATATAATCTTTTTTTGTAAATATCATTTTTGTCGTTTTTTGTCGTTTTACAATCTAAAAAACGGACAGCACAGTGATGTACTGTCCGCAAAAAAACAATGAAAAGTAAATACTAAGCTGTCCATGCTACATCTATACTATTACTGTGTAAGTTGGTTCGCCTGTCACTTGAAATTCTAATTCGTAAGTCACGACGTCATCATCAGGAAAACTAATCGACAAAGACGACACTAAGCAAGTTGCTGTCCATTCATAGTCACCTGCATTTTCGTTACTGATGACGACTGACACTTCTGTTCCTGCCGTGATATCCGCAAACATTTCTTTGTAACCTTCCGTTGCGTCAAACTGGTGCATCGCTGACACAGACAATGTTGATGTCGTTCGACCTGCAATAAATTCTGCAAATTTGCCGCTGTCCTTGTTTGACGTTTCAATCATATTCGCACTGATGTCGAATGATTGTTCGGTAACGTAACCGAGCAAGACGGTGTCAATGTACACTTTAAGAACCTGACCGTCTAATTTTGTGGTTGTAACTGCCATTTTTATTCTGTTTTATAATTTATAAAATTAGACGCCAGCAGGTTGAAACTCTGCTGTGCCGTCTTTGATTAATTCAATTGCTTTTCGCCAGTGGATATCTAAAACCTCACCTGCTTCAATTTTCATCTTGCGTAATTTGTACGCTTTCTTGAACTTGATGTGCATTTTCTTCTATTTCGTTTTCTATTTCGTTTTTTATTGCTTCAATATGATCTTGAATATAATTATCAACTGTGTATTGTTCCGCTTTGCCCTCTTGGATCAATTCTTTTGCTGCTTTGATATGTATATTTACAACATCATTTGCTTTAAAATCGTGACCGCTGACCTCTAAATTCTTTAATAATTTTATCCTCATTTCGATTTCAGTTTTAAGATTTCAGTTTTGACTTTATTTTTGCAATCAACGAAACTATAAAGTTTTTGATGATATTATACAAAGCATTTGTGTAATACATCAAGACCACTATCAAACGCATATAAGCAATTTCTAACTGTCTGCC